TGGTTGTAACGACGTTACGTTCGGTATGGTCGCTTACTTCGACGAAGAGGCCTTCGACGAAGTTAAAGGGGGAGAGGAAGGTTCTCTTTCTGTCCCTTTGGCAATTGGGCGGCTGACCGCGGCCTTTTGTATTGCTGATCTAGTGTCTATAGGAAGTTATAGTCACCAACCAGACGACAAGGAATTCCTTTGGGTCTGGGAAGCTTCAGCTCGAACTGAGCTCAAGTTTAATTGCGATGAAGACCCTCCAGTTCGGACGGGCCTTTCTTTGGAATCAGGAATGAAGACTAGATTAGTCACATCCAGTATGGCGTCAATTGTTACAATTAGTCACTTATTGCGCCATTCGATCAGTGCTTGGCTAAGCAAAGATCAGAAGGCCCGTATCGGTTTCGAAGAGCCTGAAAAGCTTTGGGAAGTTCTCAAAACTTATGCGAATCATTCAGACAAGCATAAAGGTCAAGAGTTAATTATCTCAACAGACCTTACTGAGGCAACTTATCGGATGCCTCACGATCTTCTAGAGGAAAACCAAAAGATGATCGATCGAGTGTTCAATGAACACCCGACTGTGCGTGTCTTTAGCAGTTTGCTACACAGACACTCTCGCACAGTTTTTGCTGAAGGGCAAGCAGCCGCAGCACTTGGTCGCGAATCATGGACTACGGTTCGCGGCGCATTCATGGGGGATAGTTTATCCTTCATGCATCTCACTCTTTTTTTGATGGTGAGAGATTGGGTTTCCTCGTATGAAGAGGCCGGCGGGAACGCTTATAAAAAGATGAAATATCGATTTGTTAAGCGTCCTTTAGGACAAATCGTTGGTGACGACGATTTGGAGTTCGCTTCTCAGAGGTATGCCGAGATAAGCGACGACTTCACTGCTAAAACTGGTGGAGAAGTCTCAAAGCTTCATGCTAGTTCAGCATTTAGCGGAATGTTCTGTGAGAATTACTTCTTAAGAGCATGTGACATCCCAGAAGACTACGATAGAGCTAGTGTTTTTGGGAATTTAGCCTTCCTTGATATTATCAAAGGAAGCTCCTTGTCCGGACAGGCCAAGGTAAAGGCCGATGGGCAGAAACCTGCCATGGGCCACTGTAAACTTGTAGCTAAACAAGTTGGCTGGCACCCAATTCCATGGGTGAAAGAACGAGCTTTAACGCTCGTTTACACGACTAATAGTCGAGACCTGCTCGGCCTCGGCCAGTCGCATGCATGGCTTCCGCAATCACTCGG